TTATTCGGAATAATAGAATCGTACTGGCCTAAATTGTAGGTATTGTAAATCTTTTTCAGGCTGTCCGTATATCCCGGATCGGTTGCATATCCGGCCGCCTTGATTTCAGCCGCGGCTTTATTGAAGTCTGTTTCGCCGACAACCTTTTTATAGCGGTCTTTCTGCAAGAATTCACCGTGATCGTTGACGGACGCTTCCAGGCTGTCATATGCGCGGAAATCTGATTCCTCGAACGTTTCCACATTATTATAAACTTCTTTTGATTTTTTTCGGAATACTTTTCCATTCCAGCCGCCGGAAGCCTTGATTCCAAACGCCGCGCTTGCGTAAATATAAAGATCACTTGTTCCGTGGCCGGTTTCAAGGCATGACTGCGCGATTTTAAGCGACGGAAGAATCTTGTGTTTTTCATAATCCGCCTGGCATAACGGCGCGATTTTTTTGATAAATGCGTCCGGAGAAGCGCATTTCGCATTGATCTGTTTCTTTCCGGAATTTCCAGTGTTCCCGGACGCCTGGCCTGTTGATCCGGAGCCACTCTTTTTCAGGCCGAACCCCTCAACGATTCCTTTTGCGACGGCATTTGCGACGGCGGCTTTGTCGGCGTTGTAGATTGTCATGTCGTCCTTGTCGTCGATGAAGCACGTTTCCAGAAGCGCGGCGGACGTCCCGGCCTGTTTGCACTTGTAAATAACAGAAAAATTCGTCCGCTTGACGCCGCGGTTTTTGAATCCAAGCTTCGCGATCTGGTTCACGATTGCCTGTTCAACCGAAATGCCACTTTCTGTCGTTGTAACAAAGATTTCGGTTCCGGTTGTGACGCCGTTCCCCTTAATGTCCTGGACGCAAGCATTGAAATGTACTTCCAGGATATAGTCATAATCTGCCGGATTTACCTTCAGGCCGCCGCGGTGAATGTCGGTGTATGCGTTCCGATCTGTGGGATACAAAGAAACGTCGGCGTAACCGTCCAGGGCCTTTTTGATTTCCTGAACCATGACAACCGTTTCCGTTGCTTCTACTCCGAAAATTGACGCCGCGCCGGAATCGCCCGCGCCGTGTCCTGAAATCAATAAAATTTTCATGTAAATTACCCCTTTCCAAAAACAGGCGGACGCCCGAAAAGACGCCCGCCGTGTCATTAATTATTAAATATTGTGGTTCCCCTGTCCTTCTTGTTCTGCTTGCAAGCCGCTTCGATCTGTGTCAGAACCCACGAATTCAGATCGTTATAGTGCTTTTCGATCACGTCCTTCATGCGGTCATTCATTTTCGCGATCGAATTTTCAAGCGACCGCCGCAAGGCTTCCTTCTGATTTTCTTCGTTGAACGTGCCGTCCTCGCGAAGCTGATCTGCGAACGTCTGGTTCGTTTCGTCAACGGCGTCGCAAATGATCCCGACTGCTTCGTCGATCACGGTTCCTTCTGTGATTTCCCGGAGAAAACCGGTTGCGGCCTTTACCACAACCGGGATCGCCGCACATGCCACGGCAATAAATAAAGTCTGTAACATTGCCTGAATATCCATTTTCTTTTGCTCCCTTCTAATATGTGTTTTGAATTTCTTCCGACATTGCGGTTTCAAATTCCTGATCCGCTGGCGTCGAATCCAGACCGGCCGCCTGGTATGCTTTGCGAAGTTTGATCGCGTTTTCTGATTTTGCTTTATTGTAGTAAAAAGCCCGTGATATTCCGTAGGCCCCCCACGAAGACGGGATCAGATAGCAGAAAACCGCCGTGTCTTTCCCGATCCACGCCATGACAAGCGCGGCCGCCGTCACGATCCAGCATTCCGCCGCGGACACGGCAAGAATGAACTTTGAAAATTCAGGCTTCCGCGCTTTTTTCTTGCGTCTGCTCATGATTTTCACCTCTAAATTCCCGCGCCCATACGTGCCAGCGTGAAAACAACGCCAACGGCGGCCGCGATTACTGCCGCAACGATCGTTCTTGAAAGCCATGTGTTTTTTTCTTCCAGGCTTTGAATTCGTTCTTCCTGATCGTTGACCTTGTTTTCAATGTTGATAAGTTTCTTTTCGTTCTCGTATGTTTTCGCTTTTGCATTACTGTAACCATCTAACTTCTGTTCGATGATCGTCAGCCGTTCCAGAACTTCATATTCAAACGTTTTTGGCGTTTCCGACATGATGTGAACCCCCTTTCCTGATTATTAGACAAATTAAAAGCGGAGCTTTCCCCGCTTTGCATTGTTGATAACAAAAACAAATTCGTCCAATATCTTCCGAAGAAGGTTCCCGGCCGTAAAGCCGCGGATCAGCCCGAAATAACTTTGCATAGTGCTATCTACTTTTTGCCAGGTTATAAGCCCGGCTTCATACAACTTTTTAATGAACCGCATTCGCGCCTTCATGCGCTTTTGTGTGCTTTTCCGCATTTTGATAAAAAGCGGCGAAATGATCGCGCCGACAAATTCCACTGGAAGCCAGGCCGGGCGGATCGTTGTTTTGTCATTCAGATCAAGGCGCAATTCTTCATTCAGGAATATTTCAATCTGATCTTTCAATCCTTCCGTTTCCTTTTTCCCCTGGAAAAGAATAATTATATCGTCGGCGTAACGGATCAGATAATGAACCTTCAGTTCGTGTTTGCAATACTGATCCAGTTCGTTTAGATAGATATTCGCAAACATCTGTGATGTCAGGTTCCCGATCGGCATTCCTTTATTGAAAATCCATTCTTCGCGGTCGCATAATTCAGGCTGAACGCCGGACGGAAGCCCGAACGCCATGTCTTCGCAATTTATCAGGTTATAAAGGTCTTTCAGGATCAATTCGTCCTTGATCCGGCGCGAAAGGATTTTCATGAGAATTTCATGATCCACGCGATAAAAGTATTTTGATATATCCAGCTTCAGAACGTACCATTTCCCGCCGCTCCGGTTGACTTTGCGAAGCCACTTTTGCAACACTTTTCGCGCACGATCCGCGCCTTTTCCTTCGCGGCAAGCGTAAGAATGTTCAATGAACGTCTTATCGAATAGCGGGCTTAATTTTTGATAAAAAGCCCACTGAACAACGCGATCGCGATACGGAAGGGCCATGATGATCCGCGGCTTTGGCTCAAATATTTTTTTCATGCGGTATTTCCCGACTTTATAATTTGAATATAATTCGCCGCCAGGCTCCCCGCCTTCCGGGTAATAGGTCAGATCGTTATTAAGGCTGATTATGTTTTCTTGTCGGTGTGCCTGGAATGCTAAGATTTCGTCGCGAAACCTCTTGCAATCGCTGGCGTTCTTATTCGCAATCAGTAAATTTTCCTGACTGATAATTTCTTCATGCGTGATATTGAATGTTTTTGGCATACTGATAAATTCCTTTCAGAAAGGATTGCGCGGCGACTTTCGACCGCCGCGCGGTGTCCGACCGGTACACCGTTCGACTTGCTACTAGCTGTATAGCCAGACAAATTAGTTTTCCCCGGACAGAATCCGGATTGTTTAATTTTCTCCGGCCGTAGCCGGTTGAGGAAATAAGCCCCTTTCCCTTTGCTTTCACTGTGCGGCGGCCGTAGACGACGCATTCTCGATAAAAGGGTAAGCGGAGAAGAAGCCGATGTTCGTGTTCACGTTCGACCGCGGGTTGTTCAAGTTCAGAGCGGACGAACCGGCGTTGGAAGTGTTGTTCCAGCTCGCGCCCACAATCGGCAAGCGTAATGACCTATTCCCTGAACGGGATTTATCCCGTTTTGCTGGTATCTTTTTGAGATTGAATCCAGCCGCCGAGAAGCCGTCCTATCTCGTTTGTCATGTTTGCAACCAGCAAATAACGCTTTTCGTCTATAAATTGCAGATCGTAGGATAGATCATTGAAAAGCCGCAATAATTCAAGCTGAACGTCGGCGTCCTGTAAGGTTGTCTTTTTATAATATTTCTTCTGCGCTGTGATAATCAGGGCCAAAAACTGAAACAAGGTCTTCTTGTAGTCAGTTACGAAGCCCATCTTTTCATATTTCGGATATTTCACAAAAGAAATATAAAGATATTTTGCAAGGTCTTTCGTCCTTTGTAGGATTATAAGGCCCTTTCTTTGCTCTTTAGATTCCTGTGTTTCCTGATCCGGCGGCAGCTTTTGTCTGGATTTCCGGTTATATCTGTTTTTGCTTTCCATTTTCTAGCCTTTCAGTAATAGGGGCCGCTCCCGCGGCCCCATCAGATTACAGTATTTCAGATTACAGATTACAACTCCATAAAAGCGGAGAAGAAGCCGATGTTCGCGGACACGTTCGACCGCGGGCCGTTCAAGTGCAGAGCGGACGAACCGGCGTCGGAAGTGCCGGACCAGCTCGCGCCCACAATCGGCAAGCGCTCGCCGTCGTTGTTTATCCAGAAGCCGCCTTTGTATTTGTCTTTGTCGGCCGGAACCGGAGCCAGATTCAGAGCGTAGAGCAATTCCGGAATTGTAACGCCGGTTTCTGCAACAACATTTCCGAAATTCGACATTGAATTTGTTCCGACTTCTCCCGTACTTGTTCCGATTTTCATTGCCTTTGTGTGTTTCAGCGTTCCGGCCGTTCCAGGTGCGACAAGGCTTCCGTTCGGAAGAATTGCTTTCCAGAATGTGCTTGTGTTTCCGTGCGCCGTCTGCTTTGCGGCCAGATTGCCGACAAACACCTGAATTTCGCCGTTTACAATCCGCATTCCGGACATCCATTTCCAGACGTTGCCAACCCAATCGGCAATACCGGCGAACGTGCCGTCATGCCGCCAGGTTGCCGGGCCTGATCCGGTCGCTGTGCGCCCGTTCTTTTTCGCATCATTTTCCGTGTAGGAAAATGTGATCGCGCCCGTTTCGTG